ACCAAGCGCCACCTCGACTTCCTCGTCGGTGACTGGATCCTGTTCGGCCGCGAGCACTTCCCCGAGCAACTCGATCTCGCGCTGGCCGATGTCTCCGATGATCCGCGGAACCTGAAGCGCATCGAGAAGACCGCCCGGGCCTTCCCGCCTTCACAGCGGTGTGCATCGCTCTCCTTCGAGCATCACGCCCACGTCGCCGACCTTCCGACGCAGGAAGCCCTGCCGCTGCTTCGGGAAGCCGAGCGCGAAAAGCTTCCGGCGAAGAAGCTCCGGATCCGAGCAATGCTGAAGAAGGTCGAGACCGGGCAGATCCTCCCACGCGAGGAAGACGCCGAAGACGATGCGCTCATGGCTTTGGTCCGCGCATGGAACCGGGCGCCTGTTTCGGTTCGGGAGGAGTTCGCCGAGTTGATGGCGGATTCGGCGATGTCGGTGATTGAGGCTTAGTCATGCGAAATCAAGAATTCGTCGATGACGTAGAATGGCGGCTTAGGGTCGAACGGATCAATCGCATGACCGACGCCTACCGCGCCGAGACCCGCAAAATGATCGAGCGCGCAGGGGGTTTCCCGAAGCGCACAGATTATCCCAACCGCCAACAATACCGGGCGGCTGTCTCGCAACATCGGAAGGCCCGACCATGACCCGCACCATCCCCCCCGCCCCGCCCGAGTTTCGCGAGGTCTTCGAACGCGGAGGCTGGGAACTCGTCGAGCACCTCTACGGCGCGCGCTCCGATCTTATCCGCAAGTGGATCACCATCACCGGCGCACAGACCCGCCGGCAGATCAGGAGGGCCGCGGCGTGAGCCTGAACGCAAAACAGCAACGCTTCGTCGAGGAATATCTCGTCGACCTGAACGCCACGCAAGCTGCAATCCGTGCTGGCTACAGCGAAAAGACCGCGAAGCAGCAGGGCGCGCGCCTGTTGACGAATGTTGACGTTGCATCTGCCGTGTCTGCTTCGAAGGCTGAAAGGTCCGCTCAGACGGGCATAGACGCCCGCTGGGTGCTCGAAAGGCTCGGCATGGAGGTGGAGGCCGACATGGCCGACCTTTACGACGAGAACGGCAATCTACGGCCCGTGAAAGACTGGCCACTCATCTGGCGGACGGGCTTGGTCGCTGGTGTCGAGACGGTTCGCGAGGGCGGCGAGGAATCAGTCAGCTACGTCGACAAGATCAAGATCAGCGATCGCATCAAGCGCATTGAATTGATCGGCAAGCATGTCGACGTGCAGGCGTTCAAGGACAAGATCGAGCAATCAGGATCGCTGTCGATCAATGTGCTGCCCGAGGATGCGGGGCTGTGAGTGCCGCCAGTCGCCTTTGGCAGTCGTCGACCATGATGCATTGCTCACGCGGAAAGCTTCATATCCACCCGAATACCGCACATTCATCCTGCGGCACCGGCTTCGCCATCAGGTTCGCTGCTTGGGGGTTTGGGCTGCGTGTGAGTAAGCGCGCAGTGCGCCGAAAGATAGCGCGAAACCAGACCTAGCCAGATGCGCCAACCTCCCGCCGATGCTTGCCGCTGCGCTATCGAAGGCTGCCACCGATGGACGCGAAGAATTCCGAAGCACGCAGATTGGCTGTGCTGCGATCATTGGGGAAGGCTGACCCGCTTAGAACGCGCGGCACTTCGCAGGCTGTGGCGGATGATCGGTAACATCGGAGATGGTTGGTGGTGGGCCGATAACAAACGTTGGCGCTTGCGCTATCTCCGGACTTGGGCAGCGGCTGTCCGGCGCGTAAAGTGACCACCAACCTAACCCCAAAACAACGCGAGGCCAATCGCTTACTCGCCAGCCCGGCCCGCAACATCATGCTCCGCGGCGGATCAAGATCGGGCAAGACCTTCCTGCTCGTGCGCGCCATCATCCAGCGCGCGATCAACGCGCCGAACAGCCGGCACGCAATCTTTCGCTTCCGCTTCAACCATGCCAAGACGACGATCTGGGCGGACACCATCCCGACCGTGCTAAAGCTGTGCTTCCCGACGCTGCGGGTGCGGTTCGATAAGACCGACTTCTATGTCGAACTGCCGAACGGGTCACAGGTCTGGATCGCCGGGCTCGACGACAAGGAACGGGTCGAGAAGATACTCGGCGCCGAGTACGTCACCCTCTACTTCAACGAAAGCTCACAGATCCCGTGGGGCTCGATCGAAACAGCCATGTCGCGCCTGGCGCAAAAGGTTGCGCTTGATCCGGCCATCGCCAAGCAAACCGGGCGCACTCACCTACCGCTCAAGGCATACTTCGACTGCAACCCGCCTTCGAAGCTGCACTGGTCCTACCAGCTATTTCGCGCCAAGCTGAAACCTGGCACAAAGGAAGCGCTCGCCAATCCCGACGACTACGCCGAGATGAAGGTCAACCCGGCCGACAATGCCGAGAACCTGCCCGACGAGTATTTCGAAGTCCTCGCCAACATGAGCGCGGCCAAGCGTCTGCGCTTCGAAGCGGGCGAATGGGCAAGCGAGGTCAATGGTTCGCTGTGGTCGCTCGAAGACCGGCATGTCGAAGCAACGGTCGAGCCCGACGGGACCGAAGTGCCAGGCTACGACATCACCGGCATCGACAGCACCCGCGCGACGCTCGAGTGGGATGGTGACACGCCCTACGCCGTCTACAACGGTGCCCGCATCGCCATGCAGCGCATCGTAGTCGCGGTCGACCCGTCGGGCACCAAGGGCGACGGCGGGGGCGACGACATCGGCATCGTGGTCGCTGGGCTCGGGACCGACGGCCGTGGCTATGTCTTCGAGGACGCCAGCGTCAACCTATCGCCCGAAGGCTGGGGGCGGCGAACTGTCGAACGCTTCCGGCGATGGGGCGGCGATCGCGTGGTCGGCGAAAGCAACTACGGAGGCGACCTTGTGCGCTCGACCGTCCAGACCAGCGACAAGAGCGTGCCGTACAAGCCGGTCAATGCGACCCGCGGCAAGGTGGTGCGCGCCGAGCCGATCAGCGCGCTCTACGAGCAGGGCAAGATTAGCCACGTCGGCGTGTTTCCCGACCTTGAAGACCAGATGTGCAACTTCACCGCATCGGGCTACGTCGGCGAAGGCTCCCCCGACCGGGCCGACGCGCTGGTATGGGCGCTGACCGAGTTGATGCTTGGTAAAAAGCGGACCTACGACCTGTCGAAGTTGTAGTGACCACGAAAGAACTCGCTGTTATTCCTCTTCGAATCAGGGAGGAATTATGGAACTCGAAGCCAATGTCGCAGAACTCGCAAGCAAGCTGCGGGAGCATCGCGAAATCCTCGAGACCGAAGAGGCAGCGAAAACGACCCTAGTTTTGCCGTTCCTGAGGGCGCTCGGCTACGACATTTTCAACCCGGCAGAGGTAAAGCCGGAGTATACCTGTGACGTCGGCACCAAGAAGGGTGAGAAGGTCGATTACGCCCTCTGCGTCGGCGGCGAGGTGCAGATGCTCGTGGAGTGCAAGCCTGTCGCATCGGAGCTTTCGCTCAAGCACGCCAGTCAGCTGTACCGCTATTTCGCTGCGACCAATGCGCGGATATCGCTGCTGACTAACGGTGTGATCTACCAGTTCTACACCGACAGTGATCGGGCGAACATGATGGACGATAAGCCGTTCTTCACGTTCAATCTGGAAAGCTATCGCAAAAGCGATCTAGCTCACCTCGCGACCTTCCAGCGTGCCGACTTCGATCTCGATCGGATCGTTCGGCAAGCCGGTACGCTCAAACTGCAATCGCAAGTCTCCACGCTTCTCCGGAGCGAATTTGCCGATCCCTCGGACGATCTGATCCGGATCGTCGCGAGCCGTCTCCACGATGGACGGCTGACTGAGCAGGTGAAAGATCGGTACAAGGGCGCCATCGCAAATGCGATCGCCGGCCTAATTCGCGACGGCGTAAATGAGCGCCTCGAAAGCGCGATGCGAGGCGACCAGCACGTCGACACGGTTGACGAGACAGTGCCCGAGGGGGCGATCGAAACCACCCAGGTCGAGATCGATGGGTTCAATATCGTCCGCGCCATCGCTTCTTCGAAGGTGGATCCCTCGCGGGTGGTGATGCGCGACGCCAAGTCCTACTGCGCTGTCCTGCTAGACGACAACAATCGCCGCACCATCGTGCGTCTGCACTTCAACAGCCCAACTGCGCGCCATCTTGGTCTATTCTCTGGCAAGGACGAAAACCGGGTCTCAGTCGATGGGCCCGTCGATATTTATCAGCACTCCGAGGCGATCCTGAAGCGCCTTGATGAACTGGAAAGCAAATGATCGATCGGGAAGAGCTCGATGGCGTGCTGGGCAAGCTGAAGGCGCGAAAGCTGAAGGAGGAACAAGCGGCGAGCATCGCGGACACTCTCATGCTGGAGATGGAGGCGCGACGCCGGAAGGTAGAGGTCAAGTTTCAAGATATGCAGATGGTGTTTCGTGCAGCTATCCGGGACTTGAACGACTACACCAGAGGGCAAGGGTTCGAATTTCAAGAGCCGTCGATAATCGCTGGCCCTCAGAATGGTGGGATAGGAAAATACTCGACGAGCTTCGCTGGGATTGGCGATAAATCGAAACGCGTCACCACGTTGACATTGACCTTTTCGAACACGCCGGAAACTCGAGTATCATGGATTATCGTGAACTCGGTCTCTCGGGCTCAAAACGCCAAGGGGAGTGTCGAGATCGATGATCTCAGCCGTGACACAATAGACACCCTGCTACTGCAAGCGATGAAGGAGCACGAGAAGGAGTGATCTGCGGTTCCTGAGATGGCCTCACCGCATGCCTCCTGTTCAATCTGGCGAAGGTAATCGAAAAGCTCCAAGCGCGCCACACCCGCGCACATGGGCCGAGTTCTCAACCTCGTCGATCGACTGACCAACGCGCTCACCGGCCAAGGCACCGGCAGAGATGCGCGCTCGGCTTCCGCTTACCGTCTGGCACCCCTGTCGCAGCAAGAGATTGCCGCCGCCTATTCCGGTTCGGGCCTGCTTCGCAAAATCTGCCAGATCCCCGCGCTCGACATGGTGCGAGAGTGGCGGACATGGAACGGGCTCGACGCCGATCAGGTTGCGCGGGTCTATGCCGAAGAGAAACGGCTCGGCCTCGTCGGGCTCGTGCG